AGTACCCATTCTGTCCGAGGCTTTTTGTCGTAACATTGGAAAAATCTTTCAACGCGGAATTCGTTCCGAGAGAACTTTGCCAAATTACAAGCAATAAAAGTAATACCAATTTTCTACTAAATCTATCCATAATCAAATTTATGTTATAATATTTCTATTTCCAACGACCTATAGCTATCCAAAAGAATTTCCAAGAAGTAGGATATACTACATTACCACTTGTATATGTCATACCGCCTTTGAAATAAGTAGTAGCTTTAGTGTTAATATAAGGGCATAAAACGACGGATTCAGCAGTAACGGCATATTCTGCACACATTGATATTGAATAGTAAGTGTTTAAAAAAGACGTAGAAAAAAAATAATTAGTAGCCCCTGAATACCCACCACCATATCCCCACTGAATCAATAGACCATCTGGTAGCTTATAATATCCATTTTGTCCGAGGTCCTTTGTCGTAACATTGGAAAAATCTTTTAACGCACAATTTGTCCCGAGAGAACTTAGTAAAGTTTTCTCCGCATCCGTCATGAATTTTCTTGTAGTACTTTCTTCAATCATTGATGCTGGATGAGAAGCCGGATGAGAGTAATTATTAGCTCCGGGGGCTATTACAGCAAGTTTTTCACGTTCATCATCCGTCATGAAACGATGAGTTTCATCTTCTTCAACGTCCGTCGCTGTATGTTTATGAGAACTTGCAGCATAACTACCCTTAAGCTGATAGACTGAATCGTGGTTATGATTTCCTGCAGCCTTACTATTCCAATTAGCCTTTTCTGAATCTGTGACAAAACGATGTGTAGAATCGTCCGTAATATCTGTTGCTGTATGCTTATGTGATGAAGCCGCATAACTACCTTTAGGTTGATATACAGAATCGTGGTTATGATTACCTGCAGCCTTACTGTTCCAGGTCTCTTTTTCTGTATCGGTAACAAAGCGGTGAGTACTATCAGGAGTTATATCCGTTGCTCCGTGTTTATGCGAACTCGCTGCATAACTTCCTGCTGGTTGATAGACCCCTGTATGAGTATGATTCGACGGGGATGCACCAACTTCAGAAGCTGTATAGGATGGTTTATTTGCCGCCTTCGCCCATGCTGACACGTCACTGGCGGGCATAGAAGTTGGGAAATCACTTATTTCAGACTTCTTGTGAGTATGCGCTTTTGGTACACGTGTATCACTTAGCCGGGCATCATTTCCCTCGCATACGGTTCCTTCCGCACTACCAAAATTCTTATTAAAAGCAGAGTTTTTAGTAAATGCAGGTTCGTATGTACCAGCATGATTGTGACCTGACGGAGACGCTCCGACTTCGCTTGCTGTATAGGCTGGCTTAGAAGCTGCTTTCGCCCATGCAGGTACATCGCTTGCCGGCATCGAGGTTGGGAAGTCGCTAATATCCGCTTTCTTATGCGTGTGAGCTAACGGAGTTCTTGCATTGCTTAACCGGGCGTCGTTACCCTCGCATACAGTCCCAGCACTAGTCCCAAAATCTTTATTAAAAGCTGTAAGTTTAGTGATAATCAGTTCATATCTACTATCATGGTTATGGGAGTCCAAAGCTGCTTTCAATGCCTTTCCCTGTTCTGCGGAAAGGGCCTTGGCAGTTCCACCACTTGTCAGATTATTAACAATATCAGAAATATTAAGTTTCTTTCCTAGCTCTGTTGCCATCGTCGTGGCAAAGTTAGGATCATTGTTAAGTGCGTTCGCTAACTCAATAAGTGTATCGAGAGCATCCGGGGCACCGGCAACAAGTGCATCGACAGCAGCTTTCACTTTTGCGTCAACTCCTGAAACCGCATTGTTAGCCGCCAATGCAGCAGCGTTCGCATCGTCCGTGGCTTTCTTTGCTAACCCTGTTTGTATAACAGATGCATCCTTGGCTGTATTTGCTTCATCTGTCGCTTTCTTCGCTAAGGCGGTTTGAGCTTCCGATTCAGCTTTGGCAGCATTGGCCCCTGCAGCCGCAGTAGTTGCAGCATCTTTAGCTTCATTAACACTACCAGCCGCAGTATTAGCCGCATCTGTAGCTTTCTTTGCAAGAGCCGTCTGTTCAACAGATGCGTTCTTAGCGGCATTCGCATCATCTGTTAATTGCTTGACAAGAGCAATCTGTCCGGTGGCTTCATCTGTTGCTTGTGTCATTTCCTGCACAATACCGGCATATTCTGACTTACGTTGAGACTCTGCTTCGACACGTTCAGTTTCGGCATTTACACGCTTAGCCTCATTTGATCCGCGAGTACCTTCCGCAGTTTTACGCGCATCTTCATTCTGCTTTCTCTTGTCTTCTTCGGATGATCGGGAAGTTTCAGCCGTGGCACGTTCGGTTTCAGCAGCGTTTCTCTTATCTTCTTCGGAGTCACGGTTTGTCTCCGCTGACTTGCGAGCGGTTTCGGCAGATACACGTTCAGATTCGACGGTAACACGTTCAGATTCGGCAGCCACACGCGAGGTTTCATTCGTTTCCCTTGTCGCTTCATCTGCTTTCCGCTTATCTTCGGCAGAAACACGGGTAGATTCAGCGGAAGAACGACCACTCTCCGCAGTTTTTCGTTTGTCTTCTTCCTTCACACGTTCCGATTCAGCATAAGAACGACCTGTTTCAGCGGTCTTGCGTGCATCTTCATTACTTTTACGTGTTTGTTCATCCGAGACACGTTCAGCTTCTGTATCAACACGTCCGGATTCAGCAATTACCCGTTTATCTTCAGCAGTTACGCGGGCCGCTTCTTCTGTCTTACGCGCATCTTCATTTTGCTTTCTGATATTTTCAGCAGAGGAACGTCCGGTTTCAGCCGTAACGCGTTCTGTTTCGGTAGTCTTTCTTTTATCTTCTTCGGACACACGGGAAGTTTCGGCAGATTTGCGTGCATTTTCATTAGTGATACGAACTGATTCAGCAGCTTCCCGGGCCTGCTCTTCACGGGAACGATTCGTTTCGGCTGTCTGCCTGGATTGTTCGGAAGCATTACGACGGGATTCGGCTGTTTCACGGGCTGATTCATTCTCTTCAACTGTGGCTTCTAACTGCCTCATATCGGTAGTAGCTGTTTGTGCATCACTCGTAGCCTTGAGCATATTATCTAATGCCGTCTGAATCTTCTCTAGCCCGAATTTCAAGCTCGTTTTGACACCGTTTACTATCCGGTAACCGATGGTAAAGAAGCCCTTCATGTTCTGGGCTTCATCTAATTCTGATATTTTTTTCTTTTTTACTGGCATAATACATCAATTTAAGTCAATACAAAATTCTCCATCCTCTGTTATGATAAACTCACCCGCTTCGGATGCAAGCAAGAACTCCGTTTCTCCGATCCGGAAGCTGGTAAAAACAAGTTTTAAAGTGAACTCCCACCATACACCATTATTTAGCATAAAAGTATTTGTCTGACAGGACTTGTAATAACAGGGATAGCTTTCACTCCACTCATCACAATAAAATATACGTTCCGCGTCGGAATACTCATATCCTTCATCATCAGTCTTGATTGACAGTTTTGTGAGATCATAGAGTAGGGCATTGCGATTTCGCCAGAACGCTTCAATTGTCCCGGCCCGCATCAGGCATTTGAGAGATACTTCTTTGGTTTGGAATTTCACAACTTCACCGTCATAGATTGCTCCATCTTGACGTTTGAAATTCTGCAATAGGTTCTTTTTTACTGCCGGAGTTTTTAATATCTCGGCATTACTACCTTGCAATACGACTACGCCATAATCGGATAAGTCTTTGTCATCAATCTCGTAACCTTTAGGCATTGGAAGCTCATTTACGGGCTCCTGATATTTATAATCGACTTCTCGGGGGAAGTCGTTACTAAAAATAAATTTAGCAACTTCAAGGCCCGGATTAATAACATAGCTGCTTTGGGAAGACAGACGTAACTTATAACTCCTGCCGATTAAGGGAAAGTAAAATTCATGATAACTCAAGTCAGAAAGTATATCAATCAGTCCACCAATACCCAAACTGCCTATATATGCAAACTCAATGCTTACTTCAGCCGTATCCAATGTAGGACTAGAAAGATCAAATTCCTGTCCGTCTTCTTCCGGCCAATCATTCTTGTCCGGTTCCTTCATGGTTGGAAATGCTACCAGGTTATTATAACTTCCCTTTGTAATACATATACCCAAACTGATATAAGCATCTATTCTGTCTATTAGTAATTGCCCTTTCATCGCTTAAGTGTTATACCTTTAGTGTTAAGTGAATCAATCCCTAATTTCATAAAATACATGAATTGTCTAATATCAACAAGATTTGCTGTATACCCTTCAATGTTAGAAAGATGGGCTACGATTATATCATGTCCTCTAACCATGTCGCTCATGTTCTTGTCCATGCTGGTAAGGAATGATAATTTTTCGGCAATCTTCGCTGTATCCGACTGGATGACTTTCACACTACTGTTGATTTCGTAGGTATGTCCCTGAATGACTGTAAAGCGTCCGTTAAGTTCATCAACAGAATCTTGTGAAGCCGTTGCAAGACCCTTCTTTGAAGCTTCACGTGATGATTCAGAACCAGAGCTACCTACTATTTTCTCCCAAGCTTCGCGGTCTGATAATGCACCGTTTACAATGTTATCCCATCTATTTCTTAGATTCTTAACATCATCTTCTGTAATCCCCTCCTCCTTTTTATTAGCTTCAGCGAAAGCCTCATACCATTTGGTTAATTCATCCTCGTAGTTTTTAGCAAACATTGAAGTAAAAATAGCCTTTCTCATGTATTCTTCAAAGCTATCGGCAAAGTCCTTTGAAGAAGCATCCATATCCATAAGGGTATTCAAGAAGCTATCAAATAAGCTATCAAAGGATGTTTGGGTAAGCTGTTCATTAATAGACTTAAGAATTTCCTTTTCCGTATCTCCATATTGAATAATGTCGTCAAGATAACCCCTGAAATCACCATCCATACTTGCCCACAACCCAGAGTAATTAATCTTAATCCATTCCAACTGTTCTGATGACATATCAAGCATACTCCACATACTACTGAAGTCAACACCGCCAAGGGATTTAGATATATCGCCAGCCACATCTTTCCAGTTAGTGCCGTTGTAATCATAAGAACCTTTCCACATTCGATAATTCATAGAATGACTACCAGAACTTGCACCAGCATCCAAGCGCGAACTAGCTAGTTCCCTTGTTATTTTCCTCTCGGAATTTAATAAGTCCAATGCCTCTTGTCCGGCTTTTGTCGCTTCTATTCCGTAAGATTCTTTTATATATGCCTTTTTCTTATCTAGTAGCTGATCCCAGACATCTATCAAAGTGTCATACTGCTCAACAAGTTCGTTGTAGTCGTCATAATCAGCACTTTTCATGAAACTCATATCTAGTCCAGTTATGGATTCTGTGTCCCTCGCGAAAGCGTCGGTTACAGTACTTGATATGTTTTCGATAATATCCATACCATATTGAAAAGTACCCACTTCACCTGCGGCATCTATTATAGATAAGATAGCTGAAATGATTCCACCTATTTTGGTTCCTGAAGAGCTTAGGGCATCAACAAGGGTTCCAACTGTATTTCCAATATCAGACAAACTAACATTCTCTTTACCGAGTTGCACGATGGCATTGGAGACAGCAGTAATATTACTGATTGCCTTGTCTTTAGACTTTTCTACATTTGCCTGTGCATTAGCTTGATTTTGTTCTGCTGCGTTCTTTTTCTTCTTCGCTTTCTCTATAGCAACTTCATCGCCTGATTTCAATGCCTTTTCCAACTCCTCCTGTGCCTCTTTTACTTTATATACAGTGCCTTCATATTCAGTAAGAGAGTCCGTCAATCCTCCAAAGAAACCACCTTTATCAACCAATGCTGTATTTATGTTATTCAAAGCTTCTTCTATCACTTTGATCTGTTCCGGGGTGGAGGTTTTGAACTCAGGAGACCTTTTAAATTCTTGCAACTGTTTCTTTACCTGCTGTAATTGTTTCTTGGTAACTTTACTCATATCACCAAAGATCATCCCCCAATTTATATCCTCTTTGAGCTTACTTAGATCAAGGTTTGCTAATGCTTCATCCCATTCTTTTTGAATTACCCCCTTTCCACCGAATGTTGTTTCTTTATCCATAGCAGCACGGTACTTCTTGTCTATGGCTTCTTTCTTTTGGGAGAACGTACCATATTTCAATAAATATTCATTCATGGCGTCCTCTCGTTTCTGCCATTCATCGATACCTTGTTTAGTTTTGGTGTTCTCAATCACTTCATCATACTTAGAAGTATTAACCTTAACGGTAGAATCGTTGAAGGTTTGTTTTTTATATCCCTTGATTCGTTTTGCTTTCAATTCCTCTTCAGCATCGAACTTTTCTTTCTCCGCTTGGATATAGGCACGGATATAATCTTCCTTTTGGCGTTGGAGGGCTTGGATTTCTTTCTTGTTGTTGAGTTCTCTTTGAGAATATTCTTTGAGGAAGCCGTCAGACATGGCGTCAATCTTGGATTGGGAAAGTTGAGTTTCCATGTCCTCTTGTTGGCGTTGACGCTCTAACCCTTGCTTATCGAGAAGAAGCTTGTATTTCTCTGTTTCTTTACGGAGTTTTTCAGCTTGGGTTTCTTCTTTTGTAAGTTTACTTCCGGTCAGACCACCAAGTTTTTTATATGCCTTTTCAGCCGTTTCTTCCCGTTTTTTTGCTTCTTCATATTGTTTTGAAGTGAACTTGGACTTATCTTTTTCTATCTCAGATAAAGCTTTTTTGGCTTCATCCCATTCTTTCTTGGCTTTTTCATAATCTACTTTGTAGGTGGTCTTACTCCGTGAGTCGTATTCGGATTGAAGGATAGCTATCCTATTAGCTAATTCACTCTCCGTAGTTGAGCCTTTCATTGAGCCAATTCCTACATTTAAAGAATACCGTTTATTGTTTTTTCGAGCTTGTTGGAGTCGTTTCATCTCCTCAAGTTCTGTTTTAATTTGAATATCTGTGGATTTCTTTAAATCAAGTTGCCATTGTGCTAGCTTATCAGAACGAACATCTTCCTGATACAAGTCTCTTGACGGTTTTGCGAGTTCCAATTTTCTTCTTAAAGAAGATTCTGTTTCTCCTTTGTATTTTTCAGCCAATTCGAGCTCTTCCTTAGATAGTCTTTTCTTGCGATAATAAGGATTTTCACCTAACTTCTTCCATAGTGATAACATCTTCTCATATTCTTCAATCCTCGCTGTAGAGTCACTAAGATTCTTTTTATTTGTCTCTACCTTATTTTTGGTAACTTCCTCATTATACTCTTTCCATAATCCGATAAGGTCTTTAATATGCCCTTTTTCGTCTATGTATTTTTGAAACAGAGAAGGATACTCTTTTTTTATGGCCTCTATAGCCTTCACTCTGTTCATGGAAGAGGTATATTCGTTTTGAATGGTTGCTATTAAGTTCTCTAACCTGGATTTATGTTCTTCTTCTTTCTGTAAAGAATCTGCTTTTGTCTTGTTGTATTTCTTTTGAGCCCTTTCCGCTGCAGTAGTAGAATCATGTAAAGCCCACATTGCGGTTGCTGCGCCAACAATTAAGGTTGCAGCCAAAACATAAGGATTTGCTTTCATTGCAGCATTCAAGGCTAGTTGAGCTACGGTCTGCGCTTTAGTTGCAATAGTCTGTATTCCTTTGGCGACTGCATCAGCTCGTGCAGCTACTGTCCAGCTATGAGTTAATGCAATGTTCGTGATAAGAGCGGTTTTATAAACTCCATAGGTGGCAATCATTCCTACAAGCACTTTGCCTATAGTTTCATAGTTTTCTATCAGGGAAGTAGTCAATTGAATACCAGACATAATAATACCTTCCGACTTTTGCCCCATCTCATTGAAAGCATTATCCATAGCATCTTGCATCATTGAAAGCTGACCGTTGATAGTCTTAGAGGCGTTTTCGGACATTCCAAAGAACTTGCCACCGGCAGAAGTAGCATCAATAAACGCCTGTTGTACCATTTCAGCGGAAATAGCCCCTTTAGACATTTCATCCTTGAGTATGGCAATAGTCTTTCCTGTCTTTTCGGAAATGGTTTGCAGTGGATTAAATCCGGCATTAATCATCTGGTTCAAATCCTGTCCCATAAGTTTCCCGGCCGCAGACATTTGGGAAAACGCCAATGTAAGTGAATTGAATTTTCCAGCTTCTCCCATAGAGAGATCACTAAGAGCCTTTAAGTATTTAATGGTATCTTCTGTCTGGATATTGAAACCCAGCATCATTTTTTCAGCACCTACCATATCAGTCAAAGTAAGAGGCGATATTTTTGCTAATTCTTTAATTTGGGGGATGATTTGACTAGCAACATCTTTTCCAACCATTGTTTCAATTGCTGTCTGCATAGACTGAAACTCACCACGCACTCGGATTATTTCAGAGCCTAATTTCTTCAGAGCTGCAACGCCTCCAATAACACCTAACAATTTCCCGAAAGACAGAGACATCTTTTCATTTGCGTTTACCACTGTTTCTGTTTCTTTCTGATATAGCTTTTGTTCGTCTTTTAATTTACGCACTGACAAACGAGCTTGCGCTTGTTGAGTTTGAAGTTCGAACAATGCGTTCTTTTCCTCCTGTAATGCACTTTTTGCACCTTTAAAATCAGCAAACAAAGCATTTTTCTTAGTTGTGCCTTCTCCTGCTTTTTTATATGCTTCGCCAAGTGTCCGAACATCATGTTCAATATCCTTTATCAAAACCTTCTGTTTGATGATTTTTTCAGTTAAGGTATTGACAGCCTGTGCTCCCTCATAAACCTGTTCTTTCAAGACATTACCAATATTGACATTGCCTGAAACATCGCTAAAAGTAGAGCCTAACTTGCCATTGCCAACACTCGCAATTCTCTGGCTTAATCGCTCAATATGCTTTTCAAGTCCATCAATTTGCCTTTGAAATGATGAAATACCCTGCACTTCATTAGGGAAGTTCTTCATTATTTGTTGCACACGTTCAAGACTTTTCAACGAAATCTTTTCAAATGCTGCATCAATCCTCCGCCCTTGAGTTTCAGCCGAATTTCCAAGTTCTACAAATGCCTTTTGAGACTCACGAATTTTTCGCATTACTTCTTCATTGTTGTATGTCGCATCGAAATGTAAGTTTCCCATATACTCTATTTTATTAATCAAAAATCAACAACCTTTCAAACTTGTTTCAACACAAAAACTTCAACGAAAGATTCGAGATAAAAGTAGACAAATGTGATGTAAAAAGAACTTTTCAAATAGTTTGATATGCAACAAGACAAAGATTGTTGTGAAATAATTGGGAGTAATTAGATTTCTTGGTAGTTTTGCAAGAAAAGAAGTAAGAACATGAATAAAATAACATTTCTATTACTATGTATTGCTCTGCTATGGGGTTGCTCTACAAATCATAATATTGACTCTGCTATAAAAGATATATACGGTTCAAATGTGCCATCCAAAGAAGAGGATGGGGCTTATATTTATGTCTTAAACTATCTTGAAAAAGAAAATAAACAAGACGCAGATTTAGCAAAACTAAAGGATAAAATAGATAAATACACAAATTCTTTATCCGAGAATGTAGGAAACGATGTTTCTTCTAAATCAGATGCTAATACATCTGCAACATGTAAAGACGATTGTTTAAGTGACTTCTATAAATGGGAAACTCCATCTATTCGTGTTGTGCTTATTTCACGCAAGTGTATAGACAATAACGGTAGAGACATTACAATTATAATAACCAATAAAGGGTGATTCACTCACCCCTTACACTTAAAAGCATCTGTGCTGATACAAATTAACTACTTATCTTTAACTTTGAAAGTTATTAAATCAAATAGTGCAATTCCTAAATCATATATTACTTCAAGATAATATATAAATGCAGCGATTACAAAAGAGTCAGAAACAATATTTATCACTGATTCTTCAATGATATTTTTATTCTTAAGAAAGGCGCATAAAGTTTGAATTACGAACAAGCATACCAAAACAACTATTTGCATAATTAATCCATGCTTCAATTCATTAAAAGTTGCCGTAGAATGAATATCCATCTTTTCTTTTATCCTGTTTATTTCTGAAATAATAAGGGTACTTGTAGGTATGTTAATTGCTAGAATTGTGGTAAGTAATGATATAATATTTGAAGAGAATCCTTTTATAAACTCTCTATCACCATTATTTGCCAAATAACTCAATAATGATGCGATTGCTAAGTATGCTATTATTTTTATAGCTCTATTCATCAAACTATACTCTTTAAAATGTCTTTTATATCATTTGGATTTCCTATTATTTGTAGTTCATCCAATTCTATTTCCTTAGTGGTATGACCTGTTCTTATTTTCCTCCTAAACCCTTTGAGTCCAATAGCAACTTCTGATCCACAATCAGCTGCACCATTATTCAACTCTTGAATATCCTTATCGTTTTCATCGATATATAGAGTTTTATCTTTTTCAGCTTCAAATTCAAGCGTAGTTGTAGAACTCCTTGTTCGTGCACTTGCATTTTTCAGCATTTCAGGAATCAACGACCTTACTCTAGGTAAATTAGGATAATCAAATTTAAACTTAATACTTGTGATTTGATCTGAATTCGCATTTACAATATCCCAAAACTCACTTCTACTATACTCCCTTCTAATAGAGATTTGCAGAAAAGCATCCTGTAATACTTGTCGCACAGAATTTGTAATAATACTAGCAACAACATTAGTGTCTGAAAAAGCTAATAAATCTTGCTGAATAGCCATTCGTTGTACTTCTCTATCATTATGTATAATTACATAAGCACTTGGCTCATTCAATTCTTCACTTACTTGAAAAGACTTTTCTATGATAATTTTTCTTGGATTAGATATCTGAAAAATAAAAAAATCATTTGTCTTAACTATGAAGTGAACGTTATGCTTTTTATTTCTGTATGCAAAGATAACATCTTTCAAAGCTTCAGCAAATATAATATTCTTTTTCTCCATTGCTTTTTTAGCCTCCAAGTCAGGATCGCAAAATAAGGTACGTTCTTGATATATTGGTTTAAATTGGTATGTGTAAATATTGAAAATCATAGTACTTGATTTATATCATTATTTAATCGCGTTTCTTGAAATGTTTATACAATCACAAATAAACACACAATTATGAAGAAAATCAAGTTTTTACTATTTTTTTCTTTGATTCAAGCAACATTTTCTCAAAATACACCCAAATAGAACATGCGCACGTCAATCTAACGACGTGCGCATGTTGTTTAATTCCTACTGTTAAAAAGCTTATGTAAAATATCCATATCTTTGAAGTTTCCTTCAAGTAAGCATGACATATCCTTTCCTATGGAAATTAATTCAGCCTTATTATCTTTAAAATTATCAAGTGCCCTAATCTTTTCTATAATTAACTGGATGGTCTAAAGATGATAAAGAAACAGTGATAGAAGGTATTTTTATTGGAGAAGTTAAAGCAATTGAAGACTGCACTAATCAGTTCAAATTCTCATAACATAATAAAAGTAATTAAAGCCGGATTTCTCCGGCTTTTACTTTACCTACCATAGTTCTACAAAGTCACCACGATGGTCGAATTGGAGAAAATTGTGGCTGAAATCAAAGAAAAGTAGGAAAATAGTTGATTAGTTAAATATTGTTTCTACATTTGTGTATTGTTTAATATTTAAAACACACGATTATGGAAAATTTTCTGTCCTCACTAGGGTTTGATGTAATCACAACAATAGTATCTGCATTTATTATATTTTTATGTCGTAATTTTATTATGATTACCCTAAGTTATATTATCAATTTGTTTTCTACCGATGATGTTAATATAAATGGAGTATGGTATGGACGACCTATTGGAGATGATTACGAGGACCCTAATTACGAGGAGAAGATAATAATTCATCGAGTAGGTAAGAATGTTATTGGAACAGTAGAAACGATAAATGGCATTTTTAAAAATAGAAAGTATTACTTTAAAGGCAAATTTTGCAATTTAACTTTTGTAGTCTGGTATAAATCAAAAGATAATAAAAACATGGAGATGGGAAACTACTCTCTTTGCTTCTTAAATTGTGGTAGTGAAATGGAGGGATATGTTACATATTATCGGGATGATAAAAAGGAGATGAAAGCGGCAAAATATATATTGAAGCGCAAAGATTAGATTCTAATATTTAGTGAATATTTCATTTAACATAATGCAATTTAACGCAGTAGTGGGATCTATCCGTATAGGAGACAATACTCATGTAGTGAATAGTAAGGAGGATATTAAGAAACTGGCTGAGAATTTATAAACTAATAAAAATAGGAGATGATATTATGATTAATGCACGTGAATTGCAAATCGGAAACCACATTGTGTCAAACGGTATTAATTATACCGTATTAGGAATAATACAAAACGTAGGAATGCCTACAGTAATTAATGTTTGTGATGAACATAATCGCATTTTAGATTTAAATGAAGAAGAGTGTGAACCCAAATCAATAACACCCAGTATTCTGACTGAATTTGGTTTTGTTCCACTCAACTCTTATCCAGATATCTTAAAACTTAAAATTACTGACTTGATGAGTTTGTATGCTATAAAAATAGAGGAAGAAGAAAATATTCATATTGTAATTTCAGCTCCCGTACAATATGGAGATGATATTGTATTTCAAGCCGCAAAGGAAAATACATGCATCAACTCCTTACATAAATTAGAAAATTTATACAATCTTTTAAGATAAAAGCAGAACAGTCGGACTAGCCATCCGGCTTTCCCTTTTAATCACCAAACGCCCCATACAGTCGCCAAACAGAGTATGGAGCGTTTAATAGTACAAATACACTATCACAGTGTAATTCAATAAATTAACGATGCAAATATATGAATAAAAAGTTAATCTACATGAACTTTCCCGTCTCTTTTTTAGAGGGGGCATTTGAAAACATAAAAGAAACGATAGACAGTATCATGGATTACGCTGTATATAAACATTCGCAAAATTTGGACTTCGGTACGGAACTTGAAAGGGTGAAAAGTGCATCGTCATTTTTTAATCTTACTTTTGGTAGTATTGAGGGGGCTATCAAACACGCCAAAGAATTAATGCGCACCAAGAACTTAAAAACTCCAAATGTAAGTATTAACATAGATATTCTTTGGGATTACTACAAGAACCCAAAGAATGAGTTTGATATAGCGTGTTTTTGCGCCTTCTGTGCAATTAAAAGCATCATAGGCGACAAAGAGTATGCCAAGACAAATAAAAGCCTAATAATCGCCCGTATGTTCGGTTTATCCGAATGCGAAGAAGACGAGCAGACTCCAGAAACTTTTTCTGCTGTTAGTGCTACGATATTCATCTGCGAACGTGGGGGACATGTAAGTACTAACCAAATCACCGGAAGCATACGATCTGGCGAGCTAAAAGCAGAGAAACAAGCATCCGGTTATATTATTCAGAAAGACGATTTAATTAAGTGGGCGGCCGAATATGCCGATCTTCCAGTATATGCAACCTTGACAGTAAGACTCAAATCAAAATATTCAACTAGATATCACATAGACAATGTTCTTATGAATCTTCAAACGAACTGGGGATTAAGATTATATTCAGATCATTCAAGAGGATTCTTTCTTTCATTCTCAAAATCTCTTGAAGAGCTTGCAGTTATCAGCATCGAAAAGAAAACCAAAAGCAAAGCTAAATTATTATCCGAAGAAAGAGCTAAAGCCAAAGAAGCTGCTTTAAAGAAACTTGGACTAAAATAGTTTTTTGAGAGAAGTACTCTCGTTAAGAGAGTGAGAGGAGAAAACATATAAAATTTCTATTTAATATATCTATATAATAATATTTTTATTTAAGGTGCTGTTAGGTTGCTGTTAAATATGCTGTTAAGTTGTTCTTTATTTATTTAAGGTGCTGTAGATATGCTGTAAATGAGTTGTAAATGTGCTGTTCGTCTACTATTTGCTGATTATTCACGCAAACAACCCTGTTTGTTGTACAATTATTGTGCAAATAATTCAATTAACCATGCAAACAATCTGATTAATGCATACATTAATCGAGTTAATGATGTCATTAACCACATTTCAGATGTCAGAAATGAAGTTATTGGAGGAAGAATGATACATTATTACGGAAGAAATGGAGTTGATGCCAACATAAACCCACAAAACCCAATGGATTATTTGGGAACCCAGAAAAAAACAGCCAAACCGAGAATATAATTTCCTTCTCTTGCTTTCTTCGGATATTGTAAGTATGTTTGCGATATTATAGTAAAATTATAAACTAAATTAAAAAGGAGGTTATATGGATAAGGAATATTTGAAAGGTGTATATAATTATTTGAATGAGCAAGGCGATAATTACTACCTAGCTGTGAAAAAGTCTCAAAAAGCTGATATAGAAGATAGGATAAGGCTGTACTCTAAGAGTCTAAATGGTGATTTATATATCAAATTAAACGAAGGTCGTGCATCAGGCTTGTTTGAGCCTGGGTTCTTTAAGTCAGATCTATCACGTTCTTTGACAATATTAAAAGATTTATTAGATAAGTAACAATCAAAGCCGGAATAATCCGGCTTTAACTTTATCTACCAAACGCCACACCCGTCTGCCGACCTATGCGAGCGTTCAAAATAACAACTAATATTATGAACTGGATAGACACAAATACCCTAATTACTATTTGCACTTGTGCGATTGGCTTAACGCAGTTTATTTTATGGAAACATATTGCCAAAGTCAAAGCCTATGAAGCTGAGAAAGGAAAGAACCTGGCAACTAAAGAGGACATAGCAGGGATTACTAAAGAAATAGAATCAGTAAAAGCCAGTTATAACGAATCACTTGAACGACATAAAATGGAACTTCAAAAAGAGTTTGAAAAGACTAAATACATAATTAATTTATGTAATACCATTGACATGTCACTTACACAACTTATAGCTGAAGCAATCAAATCAAACATTGATCCTGAATATGATGATAGAAATATCATGTATACTGCCAAAGGCATATATGATTTTCTACACATACATCAAGCACGCTACGGGGGAAATAAAGTATTAGATAAATTGAAAGATATTTCTTTTGAAATAGCAAAATTACTTGAATCGGATTATCCTCATATTTCCTATGATTATAAAAAAATATATATTGCAACACTAAACGAAGCAGCATCCTTGTTTCTTCTAAAGTTTAAATAGATAAGCCGGATTCCTCCGGCTTTTTCTTTACTCTCTTATCATCTCCCTAACCAACTCTTTATTTCTTGGATCATCTGCATTTATCACCTCTCCTGCACCTTTTCCAAGTAGTTTTCGTTCATCCTCACTCAAATAGATAGTAGTAATAGCATCAACCATAAGCATCTTCAAGTTGGTATAACTGATTCCCCATACGACATAATCCATCGTCCATCCGTAACGCTGACAGGCAAAGTCTATCAAAGTCCCATAAGTACTATTGCCTCCAAAGGTTACGCTACTATTATCTTTCTTAACTGCGGCTATTCTGTTACGCTCTAAGCGTTCTTTATCTATCCCGAAGTGCTTGATAAACTCTTCTGTATTATCTCCGGATAGAACGATTGTAAACATGGTAGCAAGCTCTTCTACTTCCAATTCAGAAAACTCTTTTGTCCGCGCCTCTATCTTAACACTATCAAAGACATCCTCCTTCCGGTTGAACGTAAAGTTAGACAGTATTCGGCAAACAACCTCTTTCTTTTCAGTACATAATCGAATGGCTTCCAAATATGGATTAGTAGATACCAATCTAGCATCAGCTTCCAAACTCTTGAACAATCCTGCAAGGTGATAAGTCATCCCCAACGTAGGGGGATATAAATAAAATTGCTGACTACCAATATTGAAACCAATAGGTCTCTCAATGATGGTATCAGCAATGTTCATTTCAAGCAATTCTTTATCTTTCATAATGCTGAATAATTAAAGAGTGCTTTCAACAGCACTCTTTAAAAAACAATATTCTCAACCCTCTGGAGCAGTAGGTGCTGTATATGGTTTTACTTGATTACCCTTAGCTGGTTTCAAGACATCAGCCGTATACTTCCACTTCTTACCTTCAGCCGTGTCAAATGTATCTTCTACTGACACAGCAGAGCGTTCAATCAAGAATCCCTCACATTCAGGATTCTCTGGTGTCAAACGGAAGGCATACTCATCTGCGACTACCCCATCTTCGTCTTCAATAGGCTTAGTACGTCCTTTAGCAGCACGAATTTCGAACTCAAACGTATAAGTGCTCTTTGCATACTTAACAGCTTCATTTTCACCGCCTTCGACTTTAGCTTCTTTCTTCTCACCTTTGGTAGGTGTCAACTTTGTAGAGTTTTCTACCGGATCATACGGTAACTTAGTCCATGTCGTAGGTGTAGCGCCATCAGCACCGCACTTACCGAATTCAATTGAGGGTTTACCCCATGATAATTGTGCCATAATCTTTTATTCGTTAGATATTTGAATTAATAATTTATTATTGATGAAGTGCTCGTCTTTACCGCTCACTTCTAATACACGCTGTTTAGAACCTTTGGAATCAACCCGGAAGCCATCACCTCGGCAATTAAACAGAAGTTCATAAGACATCTTGCAAAGCTCGCGCAATCGGATGGTATTCTCTTCTGCCTGACCATCCCGGATATAATCAGGAACATATATATTCACGTTAACAAAAGCCTTTTGCATCTGACCACTACCGTTGTCGAGAATGGAAATGACAATATCCTCTTTATCAGAGCTGGTAGGGCGTTTTGTTTTCTTCAACTTCCCGGTAACAGCTTTTTCTAAAGAAGAGCCTTTTATAACCACATAAATTGCGTCCTTTATTTCTATATCCGATTTCATTTCGCAACTTGATTTCTAAGTTTCTCCATCACATTGTAAAATTCTGCATGTGCTAATAGTTCAGCAGATGCAAGAACAGATTTATTGTCTCTGGCTTCTACAAGTTCGGCATAGTTCATTCCAGCAACAACGATAAGAGCATAACCGTTTGAATACTTCTTCGCACGTTCCTCAGCTAAAACCTTTCCTAACCTTGAACCTTCCGAGCCATGAAGTACAGTTCCAAAATCAGAGCTTTTAACAATACGACCATGAGCGACAACCACATAACCTACAGAACTTCTTAGATTACCAGTTTGATTGAACCAGCTTTCTTCTTGTGCTCTATCTCTAGCTTCAGCGACACACATATCGCCCAAATTTGAGAGAGCCTGAATAGCTATTTTATCTACCCGTTCAGTTTCTGCTTTAATCAAAGCGTCAATTTCACTCATTGATGTAGTCATTCTTATAGCCATAACTTTGCATTTAGTTGCCCTCTGTGGAATCCTTGAACCTGCTTTTCAGCTACAACAGCCCCATTATTCAGAAGTCGGATAATATCGCCACATTTGAACTCTCTACAGTCCTGATTCAAATAGACTACATACTGATACACATAAGTCTTCCCATCTTCGAAGGCTATTGTATTGGCTTTCCCGTTCGGTTCATATCGGCAGAGAATGCTACCTTCAAATGAAGATGTACCGGGATGATAATCACCGTTATTGTCTTCATAACCTCCAGTGTTTACTTGGTATTGCAATATATGAGGTCTGAACTGTATCATAAATAATCTGCTATATCAAGTACTTTAATCCTATTCCCTAACGCATTGGGTAAATCATACTCACGGCATAATACTGTATAGTAATCCTTAATTCCCTGGATATTCCAAGACATAGAGAAACCACTTTCGCTGATTGAAGTGGCACGGAGTAGGAGAGAGGGGATGAACTTTGCGATAGCCACCGACACCCGCATGCGGTTATCCTCATTCATCTCATCCTCTCCGCTTATCTTCGAGTTCAGACACATATCCAAAAGGTCAGCCTCCGACAAGTTAATGCCGAAGGTTTGGAACTTTTGTTTTATGTAGTCTCTTGCTTTCATGTTAATATGGTGTAATCAGTCGGCTATAGGAAGTATTACTATAATGCGTGCAATACTTCGACCTGTATAGGTATCGGAACGGACATTTAGGCACTACGGTTGGTTTGTTCTCAATGGTTATAATTTCAATACTGCGTAGAGGTGGAGCGATATTTATCGCAAGAACGTTCATCGGAGCAATAGAAATGACACCAGCTTGAACAGTAGGCGTATCAACAAAGCTAATAGGCGCATCTGCAGACTTAGACGGGATTGATTCACTGAAACTGGACGCTTGCACACCTAGAGATGTAAACAGCATCATAAACGAGCAAAACAGAAAACAAATAAACTTTTTCATCTTTTCTTGATTTATAAATTATACATTTGGTAGGGTGTAGTCTCTCACACCCTGACCTTTTACTCAATACCAAGAGCAATTTTTAGTTTGGCATTTGCTTCTTCGTCAAGTTCGGCAACCTTATCAAGAAGAGTTTTCTCCCCCATGTTTCCAGTCACTTGAACACCGATACCCTTCAACACATCAACCAAAACCTTTTTCTCAAATTCCTTTTCAAAGAGGGAGATTTTAACCTCTTTCTTTTCTTCGGGAACTTCGACTCGTTCAGCGAGTTTGCGACTCTCCAAGTCCTGTACACGGGCTTCATCCTTGATGTCAAAGGAATCTCCACGGTTATATAACCGATGAGTGAACTTATCGCGGAAAACACTAGTCACTATTACTTTCATGCCTGTACAGTTTTAGAGTCCAAACAATAGATTCTATCTACATTATCAATCACCGGAACGACCATCGCCTGAGAGGAAGTAAACTCCTGTAGCGGATCATTCTTCGCGTATTTGGACAACAGGATAAACTCATCAGCAGTTTGATAAACAACTCCTGCAACCGGCCTTGTATTTTCTGCAAGGGTTGTCCAAACCAAAGAACCTAGCTTTTCATCACAGGTAAATACGGCCGTACCATCCTTCCAAGGTTTATGAGACTGGCGTACACCATTGATTTCAGTCTTGATTTTACGGTTTACACGGTGGAGAGTGATACCGAACTTCTTTTTCAATGTCTCAGCGGCAGAATCCAAATCAAGAGCTGGAACGGAAGTACCTACAAACTTGTTAATGAAAGCCCATTGTTCTCTGGCTTGCTGATTGGTATAGAAAGCATTAAGCCATGTATCATCAGCCCAAATGTCGGTAATGGTATTGCTGTCTTCGTCTGCCTTATCCATTACACGTTTGATGTCATCCATCACCTTGGCATCCGCACCATTCCATAAAGTAGCTACGCCAAACTGATTTTCATCTTTATACCCATAAGATAACCTAATCCCGGTTCCGTTGTTTCTCGTAGAAAGAGCGACACCAGTCGAAAGACCGGACAAGAACATATCTTCAATACGTTCCCATACCCCTTCAAGACATCGTGGGGTATCAGCGAAGATTTTATTGATAATAAGATTCACTGAAAGTCCCTGTGCAATCATATTATCAATATCCTTCATCTGCTTTTCAGTCAGGTAAAGTTTCATTCCCAACTTGGGAATATCACCTGTGGCAGTGGAAAGAGAATCACGCTTTTTCAGCGGAAGTTCTGAATCTAAAGATACAACATCGGCAGCCACACGGCTGTAATCAGCTAATATGCTGGCCCACTTCCCATCAGCAGAGAAATCTGGATTAAGCAGATTTTTATACATATAAGTCTGCTTAGTCTTGTTTCTTTCATTTATCTTCTCAACAATGGATAACACCAACTGAGGAAAGAACTTTTGAGCGTACTCGAAATAAAATGATTTTTCCATTATGCTTCCTCGTCTTTTCTAAATTCAACCAAAGGCAACGCTGCTTTCAACGCATCCAAAATAGCATTGTAAGGGTACGGAGCTGCTGCCGGATTAACTCTACCTCGTGTCATGATTGCAGCAAAAGGTTTTGCAGTACGGATAGTACCTTTAATAATACCTGCATAGGAATATCCTTCAGGAAGTGCCGCAAATGCAGTTCCTTCTGCATTAAGGGGCATAGGTTTGTATGTCCCGGCACCATCAGTAATGGCAGGAACACCAGCCTTAATTACCTTCAATGGATAACCGGTCACATCCAAAGAACGCCCACCGTCAATACCGTCAAGGTATTTAGCAATAACGATGTTATCATTTCCTGTGATAATCTCGTTCGGTTCATTGTTTAGATTCACTTTTGTCATCTTTCAATTTTTAATGAATTAAAGAATTTGCAATGTCTGAAATCTGTTCCTCAGACGGTTTTCCGTCATCAAGGACGTGTCCCAGTCTATTGCTTGGTAAATTTGCCGTCTTTAGGTTTGTTGCGACTGTAGTAAGGTGTGAGTTGATTGCTGCTTCATCCGCTTCTGCAGAAATAGCAAACCCCTCTTTGATACGCCATTCGGGGATACCTAACTCTTTGGCTTTAGACAAAATCGTATTGGCTCTGGCAGACTCGGCTTTTTCCTTCTCAAGAGCTTCGTATTTTTCTTGCAAAGCCTTGAATTCCTTCTCGCGCTCGACCTCTTTCTTCGAGAACTCTTCGAAGCGTTTGTCCATCTCCTTTTGCCATTCCGGTTTGTCCTTGTTTTCAGCGGCTTTCTTGGCATCTTCCTCAGCTTTCTTTCTCTCGGCTTCTGCTTTCGCTTCGTCCTCGGTCTTTTTAGCGTCAGCTAATGCCTTTTCACGTGCTGTTGTTACTCGTTTGTCAATTCCGCTTTGAAGACCTGTCAAAAAATCCTTTTGAGCGGCAACGACAGCACTAAGGTTTTCGTCAGTTACAAGTCCTATTGCTGCAAGTGCATTGGCGTGTCCCTGCAAAATTTCATCGCTTAACCCAAGGGCTTTATACTCTTGTTTTAAAGCATTGAAAATCTTTTCTTTCATATTGTATAAATATTAATTTGTTAGAAGTTTAATTTGTGGAAGTAAAAATACCACCAATACAGATAATTAGTTAATATTTAGACATTCCATTCACAACAACAGGACCATTGTTGTGAATTGGTCTAAAAGTAGTGAGTGAGTGGGTGGAAGGGAAATAATTAGAGAGGTAGAAAACAACAGTTTGGGAAATGTTGGAAAATAGCATGAAAAAGGCGTGAAACTTTTGTGGAATCACGCCTTATAATCAAATTACTTCTTCAAAGAATATAAATCAATCATTTCTTTATAACCAGAAGATGAAATTTTCCATTTCGCTTCCCCATTTTTTTCAACAGGAATGATTAGTCCTAATGCCAACATTTGCATTTTTATTGTGAGAAACTCTTGTTCGTATATTTCGATCTCAAATTCATCATTTGGATTATCAGGTTGATAATTTATCTCCTCTTCTATATAACTTTCAATAAACTCTTCTAGTTTATCATTGTTGATAGATGCAGTCAAATTAGGTAAAATGAATTTAAATAAAGAATTCCAAGTAGTTTCTAATATCTTATCTTCTAACCAATTATCACCACTTGGTATATAAATACAATATGTTATATTTAGTTTATCTTCTCCCTGTTGTAACTTTTTTTTTGATTTGAGTTCGTCTGATTCAGTTTTAATCAACTTTTCTTTCAATTTTTGGTTCTCTTTTCTTAAATCAAGAATTTCTTTATTTGCTTCAGCAGAAGAAACTTTATTTGCTTTTACCCACCCTGTACGAGGGGCAGTTTTCATTAGAGAGGTTAAACTTAAAACAACTTGAGCTGCCAGTCCATCAGCATTATCCCAAAATTTACAAAGTCTTTTCTTTACATCTGTTTTAAAAGCATCGAATAGTCCATTTACCTTCGCATCTATTTCAACATACCTCTGAGGAAGGCTTCTGGGATCTTTGTGTACAAATGAAACAACAGGAATTCCTTGTTCTATTGCATATTCAAACTCTTTCTGCGTATAACTTTTCCCTGATTCTTCTTCAATTGAACCATAACGTCCCGCCACTATCAAAACATAGTAATCACATTCCCGAATGAGGCTTTTTATAACTTCCCATTGCGAAGAATCGGAAGCGTTGAAATATTCCATTCCGACAGGAAAACAATTCATTTGTAGAAGAGCCTCCATCACCTTTTTACGTTCTTCCTGTAAATCCTCGTATGTTGAGCTAACAAACACTTGATATTTCTTTTCCATAGTAATTTTATCGTAAATATAAATTTCAGTTACTTTTCTTATTTGTTGATTTCAGTTTTTTTAAATCGAATAATGTTCCTCTTCATACTCAATAACCAACTCAGATAGAATCCTTAACTCTATCAATCTCGGATCAGTCAATGGAGTTTCATCATCTGTCAAAGGAAGAAGTTCTTCTATTCTTTGACAGATTGCATCATGTTCTACCTCATTTTCTATCTTAGCCATCACATAGCTGGAGTTAACTCAACTGTCAATCCCAATGCGGAAGCGATACGATAAAAAGTAGAAACTTTTGGTTCCGTTCTTCCTGTTTCAACACGGGAAATATAAGACTTATTAGTTCCGATCTTTGCAGCAAGTTCCGCCTGTGTCATATTAGCTTTCTTTCTGGCTTCCTCAATTAGTTGACCTGTAAAGAAAGCATTAGCTCTATCCTCAGCAGCTTTACGCTCCGGGGTTCCTTCTTTGCCGAATGCGGCATCTAATTGCGCATCGACATCAAACATCTTTAGTTCTTTTTCGCTCATAATATTCTTTCTTTAATTTTAATGCTTTATCTATTTCTTTATCGGGCGTTTTCTGTGTTTTCTTCTGAAAGCCATTGAATAAAATCACAATCTGTCCTTCATCAAAACAGAAGAAAATCCGATAAATATTACTTTGCCACTCAATTCTTAACTCAAACAGGCCGTCTTTAATAGACTTCACATATTTAGCAGATAGCCTGTCTACGGTCTTTAACATGAGTAAACCGTATAATACCTTTTCTTGCGCACCTTTGTTCAAGGTGTCAAAAAAATCTTTATAGTAGTTTTCGTATGCTATTATCTTTCTGTTCATGTAGCAAAGATAGTAAAAGTTTATCAGTTGAGCAACTTTTGCGAGATGAATTTTAGCCAATAAACAAAAAATAACGGCAACTCTATCGAATCACCGCTATCCAAAAGAAGGGCTAACAGCCTTTACCTTTTTTCTTTGAACCTTTCTTCTTTCCCATGATAAAATGTTCTATTTATCCTATTAGAAAATTATAACCCTCGTAATTTTTATGACTAAGATGTCGGCTGATGTTCTTTTTCACTGATTTTTTTCTTTTCTGCCGCTTCTCTTAGAATCTTTTCTACCTCTTCATCTGGCTTATCAGTTATACCCAAGAGCCTAACAGCGGTATTCAATGATATTATTCCATTTGAATAAGCACTACCAATAGATGACCACCGAGTTTGTCTGTCTTCTTCAAATGGTTCTTGAAACTCAAACGAGACAACCAACTCGTCAAGGAGCTTCGCTTTATCTGGATGAAGGAATTTCAATACTGATATAATAACCTTTACTTCTCGGTCAACCAAGATGTCATATATCTCAAGATTCTTCAACCGCTTGATATAGCCGATAATCAAAGCCCTCTTTATGGCTTCTCCCGAAAGAGTACCCATACCTTTCATTCCTTCAAAAGACATATCAGGGGTAAGGGAGTCTTCGAGGATAGATGATTTCAAATCTTTCTTCTCGGCTTCACGTGTTTCAGAAGAAAGAGGAGGGTCTATGTATTCAAACTTAGAATCTTTCCCATAGTACTGAATCAATGTACCTATTGCATCCGGATCTTTTAAGTTTTCGATAACATCTGCTGTAGCTGCTGCCATAGGATCAGAGAAATAGTTATTGATATCTCCGGTTTTAGAATCAAGCATTTCCTCTCTTTCTGCCCGATGTTGCACACCCATCCAAGCCTTTTCCTGCTGATAGAATATAATGTTTATCTTTCCAGTAGGGTTCTGGTAAGTCTCCACTTCCCATCCCACTGTTCCCTTTTTACAGTTGAAATAAAAGTCTTTAGTTTGAATATCCCAATGTTGCACGGACTTACCTGATGATTTAACGGAATACCCGAAAGCAAAGGCAACCAATGTGCCAAACTGGTCAAACAAAGGTCTTAGTTTATACCCTGTGGAGCGGGCCAGCACAACCACCTTGACTTCTGCCTGGTTACTTTCGTTCCTGTATAGATGATAAAGCTTTGCACTCTCTGTTTCCGCTCCGGCAAGCCTCTTTACTTTGCGCATGGTGACATTAAACCTCGTTTTATCAATGAAGTCAAGAAACATCTGATAAACATCATCATTGCCGTTTTTCTTTTCCCACTTAATCGGTTTACCAAGAAGAAAGAATAATTCTACTTCATTGATGAATTGCTGCCTGTTCCGGGGAAGCTTCTCGCTGATATACGGGTCTTTGTTCTTTCTGAACTTATTAGGACGCTTCATAACCTTGTGAAGTTCCGGCTTGTACTCACTTAAAGCGATATCCACTTCATCCTCCCTATTCTGCATCAGAGCGATGGCTGTACTAATATCACCATCCTTTATAAGTTGGAATATGTCTCTCTCAACACCCATTGAGTTAAGGGCCTTATTCCTGAATAGTGTTAATAATTCCTGTATATAATTCATAATCTGTAAATTTACCAAATTCCTAATTCTTCTTTTGAAACTTTTTGTGACTTTATTATCTTACCAAGAAGCTCACCCAAAACCCAGTAACGAGCGGCATCTATTCCGTGATTATCATGGTCTTCCGGCTCGTTGATATAGTTTCCGTCTTTATCCTTTGCCCATACATATTTTCTATACTCTCTTTGTAAGTTATACGAACGTTTGGTTATGTATATTTCATACTCCTTCATCTTATCTATACCCGCTACAACAGAACCGGGGTATTTACTTACAGCATATATCCTCACACCTCCGTTATGAATCTCTTGAATGGTTCTTGGGTCCGCACTATCAGCTATAGTTTTTAATCCCCAAGGACGTATAGATTTAACAATGTCGGATGACAGCAGTCCAGTTCGATAGTCTACTTCATCAAGATATAGGCGATTATCAATAACTCCACACCGGATTGCTGCCGTTGGATCATTGGTGAAACCAAAGTCAAGACCTAAACCGACTTTTTTGCATTCCTGCGGGAATTCGTCAATAATACCCCACTTCTTGAATACAGCACCCTCTGCCACGTCAGCCCAACGACCGATAACCACGTGAGCATACTTTTCAGGATTCTTCTCTTTCATTTCCTGCACTTCCCGAAGGAACTCAGGAGAAAGGTTCTCTAAGTTGTCAAAGTAGGTAGTGTGAATATGAAGTACATTCGGATGGGTAGAAACCTGAACTTGCACACCGTCAATCTCTACGAGCTTGTGAGTATTCTCGATGTACTTTTTATAAATGAAGTGATTAGAGTCGCAGGGGTTCATTATGATGATAATCCGGTTCTGAATCCCCTTTTTACGGATGGAGAGCATTATCTTATCAAATTCTTCCTCATTCGTCCACTCTTCCGCTTCATCACAGACGAAAGTAGTAATCCCCTGAATAGATTTTAGTTTTGCCGTCTGATTACCGGAAGAAGTCTTGATGCCTCGAAACATGATACGGCTATTAGTCATTTTATTGACTATATCCGTCTTGGTAGTCTTGAAATACTTAGTTGTTCCGTCTAGTTCTATCTTCTCCATCATTTCCGGGATGATAGACATACCAGCGGAAACCATCGTGTAGCGGGTGTAGAGAATCTGATGCACTATCTTTTCTACCGGAGTCATTTCAAAGGTCAACCGTTCGATGAAGGTGGAAGCATTAAAGGATTTGCCGGAGCCACGACCACCGGTGATAAGAATAATGAATTTATCCGTATCAGTGTATAATGGATGGTAAATTTCTTGAGGTACTATCATTTCAGCTTGTCTTTAATCCAGGAATCAATACTAATACCGTGGTTTATGTCGGTAGGAATATCAGCATCTTCATCCTGTTTACGTTCAATCCTCCTCCAGTCTTCATCGTAATGGTACAACCATGTCATTTGAGCACTCAAATTGGGAGCCAATTCGCCTTCTACAGTTTGAACTTCTTCCTCACCTGTCAGTTTACCGTCCTTATCCCGCAGCTTTCGAATAGTAGTATTCTTCGTTTTGATACCACCAAGAGCCATGGCAAGGAACTTTGCCCGGACAAGAGAGTTTATTACACAACGCGCGCGTGAGAGGGTTTGACTTAATTGACTGAACTCTTTTTTCTTCCTACAAAAAGTTTCCGGTTCAATTCCAATGGCATGAGCTATTTCTCCGTCAGTGAATCCCTTTTTGGCATACGACTCTACGAGAGAAAGAAATTCCTCGCTTGCGTAATCAAACTTAGGCTTTCTTCCTCCTTTACCTTTTTTGTTTTGAGATTCACTTTTTGTCATAATCTTATCCGTTAGCTAAACCTCGGCTAGCAGTTGTGTAACCCCTTCTATCTCTGAAATTGGAGAAAGGAAGCAGTGAAGAGTCTACTTTTAAACTTCTTGCCAGATTTTGGGTTACATTATACCCTGCACGAGAGATTCGTTGGTTATTTGATATGTTTCTTGCAATATTACCACTTGCTGCATAGGTTTTTCTCAACCTTTTTGTTGTTGAAAGAATTTCGCTGTAACTTCTTTGTCTTTTTTTGACTCTGCTTTCCTCCTATAATTAATCTATTCTCTCTACTTGTTCATCGAATACCTCTCCCTTGATAAATTTCATATCTGGATCATAACCGAACCTTTCACAGAAAGCTGCTTTAGCTTTATAGGAATCAAAGGACAACATTACGTAGGCATCCATGTCCTCGGCTTGCTTTTGTGCATTCTCCTTAACCTGCTGCTTGACCTCTTTCATGTGGGCAACCTTTTCGGCACGCTCTAGCTGTTTAGCGGCTTTTTCGGCTTCTTTCTGTTCGTTAACAGGCGACATCATATCAGACAAAGCATCAGCAATGGAGCTTTCTTCTTCAGTCTGCAACAGATAATCAACACCAATCATGTTTAGGTCAGCATCAGTCAAGCCCGCGTCTTTCCAATCAATGTCAGGAACAATCTGTGCAAGAGCATCAAAATCCCAGGTACCTTGTGCGTTTGGGTTATTCATCAGAATATTTAGTTCTTTCTCCTGCTTTTCGTCCACGTCAATTACGTCGACTCGGATGCGGTAGTCGTTATCAGGGAACTTCTGCAATTCATCCATGACAGACAAACGCTGATGTCCGCTGACTACGGTTAACCCGGTTCGCTTGTTCACGACAATTCCACCGACCAACCCGAATTTCTTGATACCACGTTTTAATGTCTTTCGTGATTCATCGGAAAGTTTTCGAGGATTATAATTTGCAAAGTGAATGGCAGAACGATTTAGTTCTACCGATTCGCTCTTTATGTACTTACTTAGTTCCATGTTATCCGTTACTTAAACCTAATCCACCACTGCGTCCTTGACGAGCAGACCTTGAATATTGTTGGTACACGCTTCCGTTTCTTGCATAATTTAAACGGCTAAGGTTACGATACATGGCACCGCCAATACTGTTAATTCTTGCCTGCCTTCCTGGATTACCAGCTGCAGCATTACTCAAACGATTGGTTTGTACGCCTATATCGGCAGCACTTTTCATTCTTCCTCTTCTTCTATTTCTGACTCGGCTATTTGTTTTTTATTATTATACTCAAATAAAATTCTTTCACTCATTGGAAATACCTGATAGATTCGTTGTAAATCCTGCGGATAGTTCTCTTTTAACCAAAGCATACAATCAAGATTGAATCCTACCCCTGAACTAGCTTTTAAAGAATATCTAACCGGTTCTGGTAACGCATGTTGCCTCATGTATGCAAGAATATCCATCTGCGTCCAGTCAGCCAAAGGATAACATAAGCCGTTGTTCTCATATCCGTTAGCTTCATACCCTTTCAGCATCAAACGTCTATTCATGCCATCGGCTTTCTTCATCCCCAAGAACGTGTAATAAACTCCATACTTTAGCTGCATAGCTTTTACCACATCAGCAAGTTTCAGCAGCTTCACCTTTGGATTAGGGACACAATACAACCCGCCACGAAGAATGTAAGTTAGATTCCAGTGAGGCGCTTGCACAAACTCAATCTTTGGATATTTGGCTTTAGTCCAGCCAATCCATCGGTTTATGTGCTCCAAGTCTTTGACGAAGTACATAAACACACAAACGATCCGATCAAACTTTGGATAGATTAAATCAAGTAAGACAAGCGAATCTTTACCCAAGGATAAAAACAGTAAAGCCTCATTCGATTTTACCCGAATGAGGTCTATATACCGGTTCGCTTGCTCTACTTTATTCATAGCTAACCACCAGATAATCCAAATGAAACACGAAGATCACCGTAACGTTGTCTACGTGAACCTAACTGGGTGGCACTTGCCGTACCCCTACGATTAGCAACTAATCTACCGCCAGCACCCGCGCCATTCATATTTCTGCGCGGTCCGGCTACTCTGTTTACTCTTCTTGCGACTCAGCAATAATTTTTAAATTAAACAATCAATCTATATGTTTCTCTAATACCTCGCCTAAAGTATAGTCCATTTGGGCTGCTAGGTATTCTTCGCCTTGGTGTTCGTAGACAATATCGTTACCATCTTCATCGGTAAGGATCGAATCTTCTGCACCTTTAACCTCTACAATAGCATAAGGCCGTTTGCCTTTGTACTCACCAGTGAGAAATTTAATAGCATCGTACTTGATAGGCTTTAACTCGATTTCACCCTCTTCGGGAAGTTCTTCATCAGCTTTATATTCTTTACCACCACATAAGTAGGTTATGTACTTTTTTGCATTGGTAGGTCTGATTTCGCGGTATTCGTGCGTTTTCTTACCAGCCAAAATCTCATCGAAATATATTTGCTTAACACTAAGCGTTAGAATGTTCATAATCGTGTCTTTTAAATTAATAATTAAGTAGTTGCGGAAACAGGACTCGAACCTGTGACCACCGCCAAGTCAAAGCGGTAAGCTAACCAACTGCTCCATTCCGCGATATATTTCTTTTAAGTATATAATTCAATGTGCCTTTGCTACTTATCGAATATTTCTTCATAAGCTCTCTATAATTAGAACCCTTTGAGTATTCTAATTGAATCTGTTGTGCTAATTCATCTGAGTATTTTTTAATTGCCTCTGATGCTTTTTTAGCGCAGCGCATTCTTGTTTCTTTAGCCTTATCCATCGCATTTTCAAACGGTGTACCTATTGCTATATTCTCATACGAATTATCAAAAGAATCACCATTTAAATGTCTAACTTCAATGCCTTTGTCAAAAATAGCATCACCAAATTTTTGATAAGCCTGCAATCTATGTACATAGACCTTGATAACTTTCGTTTCACTCACCCTTATGCCAATATACATATACGGGTCACTGCCACGCGTACCGACTTTTTTACCGCGTGCAGAAAAGGCATTGCCTTGTAAATCGACATAATACCCTTTATCTTTTGCTAATATTTCATATCTGCTCTTCATATTTTAAATATTCACTTCAAAGGTACTATCACAACCAAAGATAACGAAATTTATCTTAGTCTGATACACAACAACTGTCTTATTGTTGTAAACTAAGCCACTTATCACGTTTTTCTCTGCACTTTGCTAAGGTTGCTGCACAACAGGTAAATAATTCACCACTTTCAGTACGGTAGTCATACTGGTACATTCTCACTCTCTTGCCTTTCAACTTAGCGTTGTAGGTACAGTAGTTCTCTTTACCAGGGGCGCATACACTGCAGCCGTTTTTGTTTATTGAGTTCATAATCGTTTAATTTATTTGTTCGATAAATATGTACTTAGTATAACAATCATAACCATTTGATTTGAAATGGTGTACATAAACACCGTCTACAAATGGATACGGGTAACTCTTAAAAATGCGGTGATATTCTTCTTCGGTGAATACTCTATCTTTATTACGTTCATCTGTAGCAAAAGGTAGATTGTTTAAATCAGGCTGGCAGGCCAAAAATTTAGGGGCATAAATCTGCACCTGTATTGTACCTATTTTAATAAGAGTGTTATTAAAGATTCATATATAAACAAGTCAGATCACATTCTTCATCGTAGTCGTATTCAAGCGATACGGGTGCAAAGTATTGCTGTATCTTCTTTGCTGCTGTTTCATTCTTACCCTCAAAAGAGAAAGTAAAAGAGTGTTTGCCTCTGACTGTTATTTCAACCGGTATACCTGCTACCTTAGTCATGTTGTTTTCAAGTTCTTGTTTTGTCATAATCGTATATTTAAGCGTTAATACCAATTGCATTTCTCATAAAGTCACTCGCTTGCTCTACTGACATATCCAACTTCTTTTGGATCAGAATAAGCATACAGCTTACTTGCTCTTTTGTATTTAAGTTGCCTTGTACAAATTCTGACATGATGAACTTTTCTATTGTTCTTTGTTTAATTACTGATGTTGCCATAATCGTGTGTATTGTGGTAGCCTGAAGGCTACCGGATTAAAAAATAAATATACCAATAGACTTCGCTATGCTCAAAACTTCTTTCTTGGTCTTTACAGAAGAGGGAATAACTGTGCCATTTGATGATTTAGAGTACAATTTGCCTTCAGCCAACTCGTAATCGTAACCAATCACTTGTTTCTTACGAGCGAAACCGACACATCCATATCGTACGGTCCATTCAGAACCGCCACCAAATGGCATATAATTACCCTTGTCGTCTTGCCATGAGCTTTGATGCCTTCTTGCAGAAAAGAAACGTGAACCTGACTGATTGTATAGTAAAACCTCATTTGCATTATTGATTGATCGATTACTCAATTTTGAGCGTTCATCGTTTAATCTCTGTTGGGTGTCTATTGGTAATTCGCTAAATTTCATAATCTTCTATATTGCGCAGGGCTTTTGCCCTGCTAGTTAATACTATTATTTAATACCGCAAAGTTTTGAAACTTTCAATAGCTCTTTATCGCTCATAAATATGAGGTCAAAGAAAATACCTTCATCAAAAGGCTTGTTTTGCGATAAAGCGGCTGATTTCATTTCAACCATGATTCTAGTAATCAATTCACCTTTTACCTTATCACTCATTTTTGTTGCCATAATCGTATATTTTTTAATTGTTATTACTTCGTTTTTGATGATGCAAAGATAAAGTAAACTTTATTAAATATAATATGTATGATAAAGTTTTATTTATTAATTAAGAATATTTAATAAATTAGACTTTATTAATATTAGGCCGTTTGATAAAGTTTGCATTACTTTGCAGAGTAATCAAAATAAAGTATAGTTTATGGAATTGAAAATAAAAGAAACAATGAATGAGAGAGGTGTCACTTCTGCATGGCTTGCAGAACAAGTAGGCATCTCAAAGGTGGCTGTTAGTAATATCATAACCGGCAAATCTTCGCCATCACTGGATAATATTCTAAAGATTGCTGATGCTTTGAATGTATCTATAACAGAATTAATAGGAGAAGAAAAAGCTGATAACACTATCACTTGCCCTCATTGCGGAAAGAAAATAAAAATAGAGAAAGGAGAATAAGATATGGAAAGTAAAATCTCAAAATTTATGCGTGATGACACGGTTGACAAAGACGGGAAGCTGGAAACCATTATGGATTACGTTATATCATGGACGCTAAGAATGGCCCAAAATTCATGTAGTACAGCAGATTCTTTACTATATGAATACTCGCGTGCCATTTTGGGAAAATTACTTCATAAAAATATTGATAATTTGACTAATATAGAATCTGTCAAAGTTGAAAAGCAATGCTATAATATAGATTTATGGGTTAATGTAGTTTTAACTATCAATGAGCAAAAGGAGAAACATGCCATATTAATAGAAAATAAGGCGTATTCTCCTATTCATAATGCAACAGATGAAGATGGAACTTCTAGGTGTCAACTAGAAGTATATAAGAAAAAATTTAATAGAGACTATGCTAACGATGAAGATGTTATTAAGCACTACTGGTTGATAACATGTCATGAAGAAGAGAAATACCTGAAACAGATTAGAGAGATATGTCAATTGCATGATTTCGAACTTATCCCATTAACAGAACTTCAAGATAATGGGGTTCCGGATACTCAAAGTGACATCTTTAATGAATTTTGGTTAAGGTATTGGTAAACAAATTATGCCGGAGTTAAGTGCTCCGGCACATTAATTGATTAGCCCTCTGAATTTCAAACGATTTATAATTTCGGTGTAAAGATAGTCTATATCCTCGCTAAAATCACCGTAATTTTGATACAGAAACACAACATCTTCGCAGTTGTTGGAAATTGTACTTTCAGATTGAATGCCAACAACCTTTGCAATTTCCCCTCTTATCCCGTAAACAGTCTTTCCACCGGCAAGTGTACTGGGTGAAAACAAGTATAGGATAATAAAGATGAACTTCTTTCTTTGGGTGACATTTTCGAGGCATGGGGGACAATCTCTTTCGTTGAGTATCTCAGCGAATACCTTATAGATTTCATAAATAAGGCTTTTATCAGATAGAATAGGCGTAGATATTGCATTCTCTTCTTCGGAAAGTTCTGATTTCTTGATTCTAATCTTTTTTAAGCGAATAATTCTATCAAAATTCAGTTCCATAACACGATTATTTTAAAAGTAAATAGTATATTTGCATCATAATCGTGTAAGATTTGGGAGAATCAATGCTTGGTCGTGCTGGCAGATTCTCCCTTTCTATTTTAAAGGCCTATTCCTTTTGAGAATGGCTTTATTTCTCTTGTCTACTTCTCTGCTCCATATTGAAGCGTTATAGATAGAAGTTGCATATAATCTCAATTCCTCGCTATTAGCAAGAAAATCTACTCGTAATGCCATTTTCATTGATTCAGCATACAAGTTCTGATCAATATAATTATCCATAATAGTTATTGATTTTATTTTCTAAAAAACATATCCACACTTATCTCCCAGATGGGCGACTGTAGAGGTAAAGGCGTAATGGTATTCACTGTATTTGCTCATTTCTATTCTTGTCTTACGCTTAATTAAAAAGCACCACCCTCACAAGCAAATAAAATGGAATCTACAACTCTATTTTTATCCATCCTACCATCTTTCGTTTCACATGAAGGATTTTCCTTGCTTCCTTTCAATATATTCAAATCTCCGTCAGCAAAAAGTATGAGATTTTTGGGTCTTTTTCGCATTAATTTCTTTAGATCTTTAATCCACTCTTCTTCTTTTTTCGTTAGTTTTATTGTTCCCATGATGCTCATTATTAATTTGTTTTTCGCAAATCCTTGATAATTCTTCAAGAACTTGCAAGGTTTTACTTGGTCTTATTCATTAAAAAACTTGGTCTTTTAACAGTTTGCTATTTTGATTTGACAACTAGTACTTCTTTCCGTGCATTTTTTCACGGAGTTGGTTTAAATTCATTTTTTATTTTAAAATCGAATTAATATGTGTACTTTTTCATATATTTACGGCAAAATAATAACACACGATTATGAACCATGATGTATTTATAAGTTATTCATCTCAAAACAGTAAGGCCGCACAGGCTATTTGTCATACATTAGAACAACACAAAATAAGATGTTGGATTGCTCCTCGCGATATTCCTTCAGGATCAGAATATTCGGATGTGATTGATGCAGCAATAATTAATTGCAAAGTATTCATAATCATATTTTCAGAATCATCATCCACGTCACTGTGGGTTAAAGGCGAGCTTAATGCTGCATTTACCGAACAAAAGTATATAATCCCATTTCGCATTGATGATACGCGCTTGACTGGCGGAAATCGTGTCATCTTAAACCAGTTTCATTGGATTGATGCTTACCCAGATTACGAGCAAAAATTTGCCGAGTTAGTCGAGTCAGTATCACGTATCATTGGAAAGCCGAAAAACGAACCTCAACAAGTAAATACTCCTCCTGTTACAAATTTAAAACAAGCTATAAAATTCATAGATCGTAATGAGCCTTGCCCATGTGGTAGTGGCAGAAAATACAAAGATTGCCATGGAAGATCACAAAAAGAATAGTGTGCAGACTACGTTTGATGCATATTTCAAGCACTTCCCGGATAAAGTCAATGAAGATACCCCCTTCAAGTGGCTTCCCCTGACGGAAGTGATTAATGTAGTCCTTACGTGCTTGGATGGTCGGGATCGGTTGTGATAATTGTAATGCTTTGGTAATATCATTTTAAAGGGTTAATTACTTTTTTTCATATTTATCAATTCGGGATTATCATGGATATTACCAATCATAATAGTATCATCCATTCTTGTAAGGTCAGATTGCCCGAAATAGAATAAATTTCGACCATTAGAAAGTTGAAAACGACAATTATCATATAGGATAATAGCTGTATATTCTTCTGGTTCAAAACCAAATGTAACAGTGTGAAGAATATCCCCTTCATAGATTTCTGTTCCGTTCTTGTCGAATAAGCCTGTGAATTGTCCCACAGTTGTAGTTTCTACCTTACTTCTATTAAACATTTCAGTAGCTTCGCATCC